TCTCGGATCTGTTTCTTTTCTTCCGCAGTTAATTTTGGACGACCTTTGCCTTTTCCCTTACCTTCGTCATCACCATCTTGGTCGCCACCTGGACCGTTGTCACCGTCGTCATCATCTAGGTGATCGTCAAGTAATTCACCTAGGCTACTAATATCAATCTTTTCTGCTTTTTCGTACAGGTCGTTATAAATTTGTTCATAACTCATTCCACGATATTTGTCGTCTTGAAAAATTTGAATAAAACTGGGAACAGTCCCAATTCTTTCATCTTTAAGAATTTGATTTGCGGCATAGTCAGCGGCAATATTTGATAACACCGGATCCCGTCCATCACGACGACCCATGTGGTCAAACACATTATGTAATACCTCATGTGCAAAACCAAACTCTGCTTCTTTAGGAGTAAGTTTATTTACAAATCCATAATTAAAGTAAAAATGTCTGCCGTCTGTAGCCAGTGTATTGCACCACGTATCGGCTTCTACCATTTTAAGACGAGTTGCTAAATTTCCAAAGAAAGGATGTCGAAGCAATAGACCAACTCTAGCAGTAATTAATTTATCTAGAATCTTGGCTTTTTCGTTTGGAGTAAATTCTTTATTGAGCCAGTCTTGCTTTTTTTGACGCTCTGCTTTCATTACTTTAGACATAGTAAATCCTTTTAGTGTTTAAGCATATATTATACATTAAATTTATCATAATAGCAAGTAAAAATCCCCCGCATGGGGGATTTTTTTAACCTTCCATTGCTTGGATAATATATTTTCCATACTTGTCGTGGAATTTATCAAAGTTTTTTAACTTACTAGCATCAAACGGCAATTGATATCCAGTTAATGCAACTTTAGCACCCATAACAACTAGTTCAGTTGGAAAATTATCCATCATAAAGCCAAAGAAGTTGTCTGCCATTGAATCCCAATTTTTAACTTTCTTGCGATCAGCTTCTTGAAGCTCGTAACATAAGCTGATAGTTAACGAGTACATTGCAGAAATTTCTTTAATTTCTGATTTAGTAACCTTGCCTGCTAGTACATCAGTTGGGTTGGGCATCTGTTTAGCAACCTTACGATGTGCCATAAATTTAATTGCTAGTCCTTCGCCGATAGCACCTGAAATCAGATCAGTAAGTGTGTTATCTGGAACATCATCTTCTTCTAACAATTCACTTACAAATACCCAAGAGCGCGGAGTAGCGAATGCTTTGCTAGGACTTTTTGGATCAAAGTCGTAGAGGTCTTGTTTAGCAAAACCAACATAACCTAATACTTGTTCGTGAATACGATTTTGTACAGCCCAAGAATGAAAGTCTTCAAAATCGCAACGAAGTTCTAGATGCAAGAAGCGATTTGCTAGCGGAGCAGGCATGCGATAAGTAACACCCTTATCAGTTTCACGGTTACCTGCGGCAACAATACTAACACCCTTAGGCAATACATAAGTACCAACACGCCGATTAAGAATAAGTTGATATGCTGCTGCCTGTGTAGCAGGTGCTGCTGAGTTTAACTCGTCGAGGAATAAGATAGACGTATCTTCTGGATCACTGGGAAACTCCAGCGGAGGTGCCCAAGACATAGTACCAAGTTGACTGTTATAAAACGGAATACCTTTAATATCTGTAGGTTCCCAAAGACTCAATCGAACGTCAATAACGTTTCGATCTTGCTCTGCACCGAGTTGTTTAACAATATCGGATTTACCAATTCCGGGGGGACCCCACATGAATACAGGACGTTGTTTTTTCAAGCATTTACGAATTGCAGCCTTGGCTTCGTTGGGGCTAACGGTGCGATTTGCGGAAAGTTTGTCTGACATAGTGTTTCTTTCTAAAAAACAGTTAAAGTAAGTTGTTTACAGTACATAGTATAACAAAGATCTTCAAGTATGTCAAGTGATTTTTTCTGTAAATCTTTCTTTAGCTCTTTGAAATTTGGCAATATTTCCGGAAAATAATACCAGTTGTACAGCAGTTTTTTCTCCAAATACAAATATTTGTTTAGAAGTTAAGTAAAATGGACACTCTAGATTTCGATCTATCCAAATTGCTAGTTTATTTGTAAAAAAAATAGGTTCGTCAAATTTAACTTCGTAGAATTTTATATCTGCTTGTTTCAAACACTCAAAACCTTGATCAGTTAATCTGAGCCCACCTTTATTTTTAGTTCTGGTATTATGCCACCAAAGTGGTATAGTTTGTTTAATTCTTTTCTGGTCAAAAAGAAACCCTTGAGCTTCTAACACTATTTTGGTTATTTCATGTTTCTGAGATATCATTGACTTTTTCACCAGCAGCTAATTTATAAACGGAAAAGTCTTGAGTATTAAAAAGTTTGTTTAATTTTTCAGCTAAATTAAAGGCGTGACCACTATTAGAAAAACTTACTTTTTTATATTTTGGATTTAATTGATGTGCTATAATGCTTGTAGTTTTTAAATTGATTGGTTTATCTTGATAAAATACTGCCCAGATAGCGTCAGACTCTAAAACTTGTTCAGTTTTGTAAGTTTTTTTATTAGTAAATTCTAATAAAATATTAGGCTTTGGTCTGCTCATATACGTATCTCCAAAAGTACGCATATATTTAGCTAAAATTTTCAGAAATTACCGCCATCCATTTTTATTTCAATTTTATCTGGAACTTTATTTTCTGCAATAGTTGCCAATGTCTGATCTAATTTACCAGTTAATCTAGTCATTGTCATACTAATACTATCATATAAATCGCTATATTCTTGAGTAGTTAACACTAGTGTTTTTTGGCCGCTTTTTTTGGCAATTCTTGCTTTATCTAAAAAGTCTTCTATAGGGAATACGTTAAGAGGTTTCATTCTTTATTAATGCCAGCTAATACAGCTTTCATTTCTATTTCTGTTTTGAACGGGCCACGATACGGATTTCGATCTATTGTAATTAACTTAGGGCAAAAACTTTTAACCCAACCTTTACGGAATTGAATTATATAATATCCTGCACAATATTGACTTTTACTTTTTAAACTTTTGGCAAACAATGGTAATTTTTTCTTAATATCATATATAGCACCGTGTGGTTTTGAACTGCATGGATAGTCATATATAAAATGTGTAACAGGATCTATTTTAAATTTATGTTTAGCAATAACATCCAATTTGTCAACAATGTCTTTATAGTTTTTAATATTAATTGCTTGACCTTTACGTAAAAAAATATAACCTTTTTTGTGTTTAGCAATAGATCCTATTTTTTTGCCAGAGTCTTCAAGTATCCATTCTTTATTTGGTATTAATACCTTCGAGATAATATTCATATAATTAACCTTACAGTTTTTTGTAACGATACATTGTATCGTGCATTGAGCGGTTCTGCATAACTTTGTACCTGTTCACTAATTTTAATTAAATCATATTCTGCACATAATTTTAACAATCTAATACCAACTTGAGAAATATTTTTTTCTGCTTGAGTTGCAGTATTAATTGTTTCTTTAATAATAACTTTAATATTATCTGGCTGTGCTGATAGGTCACATAATAGTACATTACGTGTATAGTCATCTAATACACGATGTTCAACACCTTCGTGATCTGACCAACGCTGAAGCATGAGATTGTTCCAAGAATATCCTTTGCTTACTCTGTCTCCGAAGGCTTCACGGAGACCAACCTTATTCTTTGTGCCTTTTTCTCGTACTCCTGGATAAGCACTAAAAATGTTGTCGGATGTGTCGCCACGCATACACTTCTCAAAGAGTAACCATGCTGGGTCTGGTGCGCCCTTTGGCAGATTAGTTTTCTTATCCTTAACAGGCTTACCTTTTTCATCAAAGTATCCCTCGTGTGTAGTTGTAATCTGCATCACACCATTATATTGGCGAACATTGGGTGCAATGAGTTGTGCAAAGTCTCCATCTGTCGAAACAACAACATGATTATCATCGGGATGACTTTGTATCCATCCGCCAATTAAATCATCTGCTTCTAATTGCGGATGTTGTAATACAGTACAGTTAGTTTTATTTGTGATATAATCTTTAAACTGATCAAACGTTTCCCAAAATACACGATCTTCTTCTGCTTCTCTTGGACTCTGAGCAGCACGGGCTTCTGTGCGTTGACGCTTGTAAGGAGCATATACATCCTTTCGCCAGCTTCTACCTTCTAAAAAGAAGATAACGTGATCACCTTTAAAATCTTTCCATGCTTTGCGTACACTACCTAGTACAGTGGCAAGACTCATACCGATCTTATCATTAATATCACCTCGAGTAGCATGTCGAGCCCTAAAAAAGGTATTAGCTGTATCTACAAGAATATATGTCTGTGTCATTAAGAATTCTCTTTTCTTACATTACCTAAATTATTTACATCAATATAACCAGCAGTTCTTTGATTCATATTAACGCCCGAGTCGTTTCCTACATTTCTACAAAG